ATGGTTTTTAAAAGCTGCAAATACCGCTGTGTTTGTCTGAAGCTGCTTTAAAAATTCGTAATTGGGCGTACCAAACTGCACCGACGTACCCACTTTGCCGAACCCCTCACTGACCGCCTGTTTAAGTGGTTCGTAAGTAGCGGCGAACATTTTTTTTATTCGTTTTCTTATCCAGCTTCCTGTCGTCGTATAACTGATTGACGGCAGTTTGTACAACGGTATCCGTGTCCAACTTTTTGGAAAGCTGCACACGCTGCTTAGCGGAAAAGAAAAATTGTTCTGTGGAATTGCACATAGTTAGTCGTTGGTTTCTTCGTCGGGTTTCTGCTTTGCATCGGCTTCGGTATTGTCTGTATCGACAGGATCGGTATCCACCGCTTTGCCTTGCAGCTTTTTGTTCCGGTCATTGATTAAAGCCGGATAATCAAAAATATAATTGTCGGGAATGGCAAAGCCTTTGTAACGCAGGTAGGGTAAAAATTTTTGGTTGATCTGGTTTTTGACAAATTCCAGCCTTGTCAATGTCAAGTCTTCAAATTTGCGTTCCTGTACTTCCGCTGCGCCAACAAATGATTTTTCCTGCGTGGTTGCCGTTTGCCCGTTAATACCGATTTCGTTTTCTTCGTTGCACAGCTTTATGTTGTCCAGATAAATATCGTGAATACGCTGCCCTTTGCGCTCAACAATACTTATAACATCTCCCTTTTGCCCGACGATATAACCGTCCGTGCCAAAATCCGCGGCACGATCTTCGAGACGATCCAGTTCGTCGTCGTTGGTTGTATCGGCAGTAATCGACAGGATAGGCATACCGAATTTCTCTGAGCCACGCGACCAGTCGGAGCGCGAATAATATTTCCAGATGGTATTATAAGCAATCTCGTTGAGCATCCCCAAATCTTCCCTGTTGTCGTAGAACTCCACCAAATCCAAATCCCACATAATACCGGAATAATCAATAAAGCTGCCGCCCACCTCTGCATCGATTAATATTTGCTGCAAATCGATGCTGATATGCTCGCGAGGAATCAGCTTTACTTCCTGAATGTCGAATGTGCCGGCATTGATGCCGTCATATTCGGGAACAGAGTAGCCCCAGAATTCACACATTGCAATCAACCTGATAGTCTGTGTCATCCAGTGCTTGCGCATGGCCTTTGATAATTCATCCTGCGGCGTTTCAGTTTCATCGTACATCATCCACGGTTCGCCTACGACTTTCATCCACGCATCGCGTATTTGCGCTTTCAGCCGCAAGTCTTTCAATACATAATAATATATCTCGAACAGACGGCGGCGGTTGGGCATGTCGGGATTTGATGCCAGACGTTCGGCCAGCTTAATATCTTTGATCTGGAAAGACAGTTCACGGCGGTACTGTTTTTTTATCGCCTGCGACGCCTTTCTGCGCTTTTGGTTGTTTTGCGGCAAATAAGCCGTTGTTTTGTCTTTGCCGATGGTATAGCCGAAAAGTTTAATTGACATAAAAAATGGGCGTTTAAAAGCATTGAAATGAACGTGTTTTAATTATATTCTGTGGCTTCGTTTGGGTGCGCTGCCGATTCTCCGTAATCCGACGCCACGTTCAGGCAAACCCCCATCCCCTGAAGGGGCGTCGGAAATCAGCGATGGCAATGTGATAGCTTCTTTGCCTTTTGCAATAGCATCCAAAGCATTCAGCGCATCGTTGTAATTCTTGATGACTTTGGCAGGAATCTCTTCGTCATCGGAACGCTGGTATATTTCATACAGCCCGATACTGATGCCTAAAGCAATCAGATAACCGTTGCGGTCGCTGCCTGTTTTTTGCAGTTCGTCCGTTACATTATATAATACGCCGACTTTGCTCCGGATTGTATCGGATGCGATTTTGTCCGCAGCCGTAAGAATATCGGCAGGGCTTGCCTGCTGTCCGCCGGCCTGCAATGTGATATTTTCTAACAGCACATCAAGCAGGTCGAGCCTGACACGAATCTGGTAGTCTTGTTTTTCGAGGTACATTGTCTGAACTATGATTTTGAATGATTTGTTTGATTAGTATGAAACGGCATTTAAGATTTGATTGAGCGATAGTAATAATTCAAACGGTCGTTCCAACCAATTAAACCGCCATTGATGCGAAGTGTAACCGTTTTAAAGTCGCCATTTTCGGCAATGGGAATTAATTTTTTATCAATAGCAAATTCCCAGCAGGCGGAATCGACGGCCCACCAATCAAGTGTCCGCAGTTTTTCCGCTACGTCTTCCAAATCGGTAATGCCATGATAAGTGCCGTATCGCTGGAAACTTTCCCGTCCTGTCAATTGGATGAATCCCGATCCGCGAAAGTCCCAACCGTCCGAACTGTCCGGACGGTTGCCCATGCGATTGTTATAAACAGCATTGGCTAATTTTTGCGGATTGCGGACATAATCGTTTGCGTTCAGCTTCCCATTACTGCCGGTAAGGTTAAAGCGCGACGGCCATACATCGACGATGCGCTGCGCATGCGTGTAATTGAGGCTTTCTTCTTTGATAGAAAATTCACCGCTCTCGTGAACAATCGTCGCCAGAAAGCAATTGAACGCCGCCGGTGTGATTCCGTATTGCGGGCAAATAAGATTAAGTAGATCGGTTATTTCTTTGGCGTAGTCATCTTTTAATGACGGTGCAATTTTTTGCAGTTGTTGTTGTGTGATTAACATAAAAAAATTTTGGTTATAATAATTACATACCGCGCGCTTTGTTTACACGCATTTTGCCTGTGCGTGTTTTGGCTGATGAACGTTTGGTGTTCCGGTCTGCCATCCAAACTGCGCCTTCCAACGCATCGGGCCCGTCGTCGTTGATTTTGCTGCCATGCTCAAAGCCAAGCAGCTGCGAGCGGAGCAATTTGATGCCGACGGTATTTTTCTTTAGGATATTGAAACGAATAAAGCCGCGCTGGAATAAGGGTTGCAGTGTCATTATGCGCTCGTGCTTATCGCCTTTGGCGCGATAATCGTATTGTAACCGGAGCGCGCGGCCTTGTTCTTTTTCTACCATTTCCAGATCGCGCTTGTGTACTTCTTCCTGAATAAAATTGGCTTCCATACAATGCTCGATTAAAGAATAGTCAATTGCTTCCGCATCCACTTCGTAGGCTCGTTCCCACATATTTTTTGAGGTGGTTCTTTGTCCCCACGCATCCAGTATGTCGTAATGCAATCCTTTTTTGCCCAGCAATACCCAGAATTTAAAATCGGATTTGTCGGTTGATTTGTAAGACGGATCGAGGTAGTGAATAATCCGACTGTCATATTGATTGAACGGCAACGGCTCAATCCAATTATCCAGCCATTCGCGCTTAAAGTCTGCGCCTTCTTCGAACGGTGTATTCATGCGTTCGCGGATGAAGCCGCCGCCTTCTGTGCGTTCTAATTCAGCAATTACTTTGTCGGAGAAGTCGGGATTTTCCGGCCAGTTGGTTTTGCCTTGTTCATTCTTAATATTTACACGATGAACAATGGTCTCTATTTCCTCATCGTTTTCTAAAAGCGATGTAACAGCATTGTCGTGAAATTTATTTTGTGCAATAACCAACCACCATTCCTTTGTCCAAAGTGCAGGTTTAAATTCATCCATTACCCAGCGCATATCTTCGCGCGCAATGGCTTCATTTTTTAATTGTCGGGCATCGTTTAAATCGTCGATGTCTCCATAGTTGGGGCGTTTCCATTTGAAGCGAGAACCACGCGGGCTTTGTCTTTTCCCAAAAGCATAAAAACCGCAATCATCTTTTGTTTTGAATGCACCATCTTCCCAATTGCCTAAGCTGTACTGTTCGCCAAAATCATTAATGATACGTGGGTTTGCCATTAAATTAGCCTGTACGTCAGCTAAGCGTTCGGCTGCTAAATCTTCATTAAGGCTTCCGAGCAACATACCGGTAAGCCTTTTATTGAATTTAATAAACAACGGCATAATCAATCCCCAGACTACGCTTTTGCCGAAGCCGCGAAAGCATTGTTCAAGGAAGATATTATTCGGATTGTTATATACTTCGTTCAGGAATAATTTATGATTCGTAGAGAATGGCGCATAGCAATAATCTGACAGATAATAATTTGCAAACTTTATCGGGCATGATAATTTGTCGGCAATTCTTTTTCTTTTGTCTCCGGCACTTTCGTTTTTGTCAATAGGATTACTGGAAGCAATTATTTCTAACAGTTCCTGAAAGTCAATCAATAATTTTTTATCTCCGGGACTATGAATCATTGCGTATCTCTTTTGCTTTTTCCTGTAAAAACTCAAACATTTCGGGGGCTAATATTTGGGCATGTTCAAGGCTTGTTTTCATCAGCCATTCTGCGAATTCTTTCAGAATCGAATGGTAGTTGGATAGGTTATATTTCTTCCGCAGGCCGTTAATGGCGTTGGTAATCTTGATAACCTGATCGGTTTCGGAACTATCCAACGGGCGTTTTTCTTCCTTAGCTTTTTTGTTGATCAGCGCAAGGTTTTGGTAATACTCCCGGATAAGGCGCGGTACGCTGTTTTCCTGTGCTGTTTTGTCCAAATCCCAATCGTTTTCTTTAATCCATTTTCCCAGCTGCGCAGCGGACACACCGACAAATTTTGCTATCTCTCCTTTGCTCAGACTTGTTTCGCAATACAACTCATAAGCCTTGTTGTATTCATCGGTTTTTTTCTTTCCCATGCCGTTGTTTTAGGCAAAGTTCACACGTATAAAAGCGGATATAAAAAGTTCGCGGCATGATGCTACAATTCAGGCGGCATGATGCTTTCAGAAAAGTTGCATCACGCCATAGCGATTTTTCAACGGGCAAAAAGCATCTCAATTTTGTGTTGTCAAAGGGCGATAACCAAAACAAAATTGATGGCATTCAAAAAAAGATTTACGGTAAGCACAGAAGATGTAAATACATACGGTTTTGTTGTATTGACAAGTGGCATTGATTTGTCCGTGGCTGAAAAAAATTGCCCAGCTTTTTATGACCATAATTATTGGCAAGGAACTATCGGGCATTGGGAAGATTTTAGAATTGAAGGCACCAATCTTACGGCTCTATTTGTATCGGAAGGCATTACAGATTTTGAAAAAGAAATCATCAAAAAAATTGAAGCGGGCGATGTTAAAGGTGCAAGTGGCGGATTTGATGATAAAGAATGGAATTCCGATGTAAGCCAAATGAAGACAGGGCAAACAAAGCCTACACTTTCAAAAAGCAGCTTGTTTGAAATATCCGTAACACCATTGCCAGGCAATCAAAGCGCGATTAGCCTTAAAAAAGATAATGAACCAATTCGTCTTTCGGCTGCCAATGTAAAGAACATTATTCCTCAAATAAAACAAGAACCCGATATGAAAGCAATCGCTGTAAAACTTGGTCTTGCAGATACTGCGACCGAATCAGAGATTATAAAAGCAATCGACAATGTATTGCTTACCCGCGACAGTAATGATACTGTGGTAAAAGAAATCCTTGAAAAAGAATCAGAAGGATTGGACAAAGAACAGAAAGAAATTTTTGTAACGCTTAGTAAGTCCAACGTGAAGCAGGCTATTTCTTATGCGCAAAGTTTGAAAGCTGACGGCGCAGAAGAAACAGAAGCCGGAAAAGAGGAAACCAAAACCAAGCTGACAAAGGATGTAAAAGTTTCCGACCTGATCAAACTTAAAAAAGGCGACGGCACACCGTCTGCTGATAATAAAGACAGCTTTGATTATCTGAGCAAACATAATCCTGTTGAACTGAAACGCATTCGTGCTGAAGAACCGGAAAAGTATGCGCAGTTGAGCCGCGAATACGCCAAGGGTGTGCGATACACCGGAAAGACAGCATAAGGGCCGCAACCAAAACCCATCCACACATGAAGGTGTGGTCTTAAACCAACCAATTAACTAACTGCTTAACTGCTTATTACAATCAACATGAAAAAAACAACAACCAAACTTTTGTTGAACGTATTGTTCAACTGCTTTATCGGAATGCTGATCGCTGCCATTTTTGGATTCCATCCAATTGTGGGCGCGTTATCAGTAAATGCGGCCGGTATCGTATTGCACCAGATGAATCAGCACGGCGTTGCATTATTTGAAGGGCTTGCCGCCGAAGTATGGATTCCGATGGTACTGGAGAATCCTTACCCAAAAGCGAGTTTTCTACAAGCCGCCACAAATATGAGTTCACTCGTAGATAATGATGCGATCAACTTAGCAGAGGCAGGCGTTGACCCGGATGTATTGGTAGATAATAATGTTTATCCTGTGCCTATTACAGATGCTGCTGATACGCCATTAAAAGTTACTTTAAAAACTTACGATACAACCAACACAGTAGTTCGGAATGCAGTAGCTATCGAGTTGGTGTATGACCAGCGCGCTTTGTATGCTAATAAGCATAAAAAGGCTTTGGCAAAAAAGCTGGGCATGGATGCCGCATATATGTATGCTCCAACGCAGGCTGATGCTACAAAAAATAATTTCGTTTTGGCACTCGGCGCGAATGACAGTCTTATTGACGGAATTATTGATTTGCAGGCGCAATATGGTAATGCCGATGCCGACGATGACCGAAATCTGGTATTGTGTCCAAGCCACATGGCGAAGATTGCCAAAGAAGATAAGCTGCTTTACAAAAATTTGCTCGCAGAACCCGGTTCAATGTATGCAGGATTTAGAATTTGGGCATACACTAAAAATCCATTCTATATTACGGAAACCGGCGTAAAAGCGGCCTACGGCGCAGCGTTCAACCCGGCAACACACAGTTATGCCAGTTTCGCATTTGTCGGCGGTGAAGTAATGGTTGCAGACGGCAGCATGGATATGTTCCAGCGACTGAAAGACCCCGAAGCGCGTGGCGACATCTTCGGATTCCAGAAGCGCGCTTTAGCCACTACGCTGCGCGGCTGGTTCGGCGGCGCGATACTGCAATAATAAAATCTGTGGGGCATATTGTAAACCAACGGGCGCGGTTTAATTCAAAACCCGCCCACTCCCCACCAAAAATAAAAGGGTACAAACTGCACCCTGCAATATTGTTCCAAACATCAAAACTGACTTATAAAATGGCTAAAAACACTCCCAAAATGACCGATACAGAAGATGTAAACATCAATGAAGATGTGGAAAATCGCGGCAACCCCGACCCTAAAGGGAGTGAGGAAAGTGCAGCAGCAAACGATGCCGTGCTTGATGAAGATGTTGTGCAGGTTAATCCGATTGATGAAACAACATTGTCGGCTCTATCCAAATATGCAAAGCTGTACCCGAAAAATAAAGTATTCCATTTCACAAGCGATGGACAAATTTTCCTTGACAGCGGAAAACGTGATGCGGAAAAACATCAGAAAGATTTAGGTACAGGCGAACTGAAAAGCTATTCTGTTCAATAGCCTGAACCGGGATTGGAATGATTTACATGATTTAAAAAACTAACTACAATGGGTGTAAACATTACACGCGCACAAGGACAATTAAACCGAACCACGCCAACAGACGATACGGTAATCTGTATTGTGTTTTCCGGCACGGCTGTCGCCGGTAAAATTGCCCTGGGCGAACCAAAACAAATATTCTCTATCGACGATCTGGAAGCATTGGGCATTACAGCAGACAATAACCCGATTGCCTATCGAGATATAACCGATTTCTACGGATTGGCCGGTGAGGGCGCGGAACTGGACTTTATGCTTATTTCCAACGCCGTTACGCTCGAAGATATTTGCGATGTTACCAAAACTTATGCAAAAGCCCTGCTTGACTTTACACAAGGCCGCGGCGTGGTGTTACTTGTGAATAAAGATTTTCCGGCGGAATATGAAGCGACCATTGCAAACGGCTTGGATGCGGATGTATGGGATGGCATTGCCAAATTGGATGCGATGGCAAAACAGTACCAGACCGATAATGTTCCGTTTGTAGCCGTGCTGCCTGCGTTCAGCTTTGCGCCTGCGAATGTTGCAGAACTGCCGTTGCGTTCAACACTTACATTCGACAATGTCGCAGCAACTGCCTTTTGCGAAAAAGCGGACGGCCATATTTCCATCGGCGTAATTGCCGCATGGATCGCCAATTTGCAGGTAAGCCAAAACATCGGCCGTGTATTATCCGGCCCGGTAACGCAGACCGGTTATTTCCCTGACGGAA